TTGCATGCGCGCGCACTCGCGGTGAGTAATAAGTCGTGGCTCTGTTGGGTGAATTACATGCTCCAATGCAGAGCCTGTAAGCACATTACACCAGTGATCTTCCTTCCAGCGATATGGCTGGCTAAATCCAAGCTTAAAGTTTTTACGTGAAACACGTGGAGCAACGTCTGCCCACTTTTGTGGAAATTGTCCGTTGTTCATGTCAACCGCAAGTTTTATTGCACCGCCAAGATCACCGTTACCTGGCCAACGCTCGTTTCCAATAATGTCAAAGACTTCCTGTATTCTTTGAGTATGAATGTTATCTTTTCCAATATGTCCGTCGACTTTTCCAGACTTTGAGCGCAAGTTCTTTACCCAGTGAGACGGAGCAGGCGCGGTGTACTTTTGCTTCTCCCAGCTTTGTGGCATCTTTGCAAGATCGCCAATGATGTCCATGATACGTGGAAGCTCTGTCACCTTTGGCGTTACCGCACTAAACTTAATTCCTTTTTGCATTGCAACCCAAAAATAACGTGGACGGTATGAAAATCCTCCAACCTGTAGGTTGTTTTCCTTCACGTGGTATAGGTCATACTTCTTTCCAGATATTTCCTCAACCATGTCACGATATTTAAGCATTGTTTCTCTACCTTGCGTGTAGGCTTGCTGCACACACTCAAAGATAATTGCCTTTGGTTTTGCTCGTCCTGCGTATTGCATAAATGCGCGTGTATGTTCGTGCGCCTTTGATTCAGGACCGCGATTAGCAGGACCTGACCAAACGGACCAGCCAGAGCACGGAGGACAACCTAAGACAACGTCTGTTTTATAGATAGGCCATTCTTCTGGGTCATCAGAAAATGATGCAGTCCAGTTATCACCAAGATGCTCGCGGTTATTTTCCGCGACAGGATTGCCAAAGTTTAGCGTTCCTGTGCGCAATTTCATTTCCATTCCCTGCTGAACAAAGCCGAGACTCATAAAGGCCGCAAGCCCGTTGCAGTCGGTAAACGTCATCTGTGACATGTGTCGGTGTCCTCTCGTATATCCACGGCAGGACTGTATACTGACCTCGCCTAGATGACGTGCTTAAATTACGCTGTTGGAGTACTTTTTTCTTCTGCGATCTTTCCTACCTCATAGCCACAACCTGCGTAGCCAGCAATGTCAACCCAGGTATCTGGCTGGAACCCAGACTTGTTTGCATAGCGTGCAACCTTCACACCTACCATGCACATTGCAACGTCTTCCTCGGTAACAGGAACATTAAGAATAACGGACCAGATCTTTGCGATACGTGCAAAGTTTTCCTCAGGCCCGCCATATTGAATGTCTCTGTCACCAGAGATAATACGTGCAGCCTCGCGTAAAGCCTCAACGCGATACAAAACCTTTTCGTCTGTCATTGCACCCTCTTTTGCAGTTGATATGGTGCGTAGTGTGTACCGTCAAGTACGGGTTGCTTGTTGTCATTTGACTTAAAGATGATGTCACCGTAGCGAACAGCAACAACTCGTCCACGACGTCCGTTGTGCATTGTTCCGGTGCTTCCGGTGTATGCGTCGTCCTTTACGCGAACCTCATCACCAACAACAATTGACCCAGGTTGAGCGTCAACCCATTTTTCATCTTTTGGCTGTGGAATTATTGAGTGGTTAAGCGCTAAGCTTGGAAAGATCTCAATAACTTCTTTCATCTGTGGCTCGGAAAGTTTTAGATCTTCCCACGCCTTAAGAAGTTTAAGAACAGCGTTACCTACGCCAATCTTAGTCTTTGACTCCTGCAACTGCAGGCGAACCCAATCATAGTTTACCTCAGGCATTTCCGTCTACCTCCTTTGGAAGACACTTTGCACACATATCTGGTGATGCGCCACGACCAACGTCATCAATTGCACGAGCGCACAACGTACACTTGACGCCAATATCCTTTACCTTGTAACCTTGAAGCTGGCGCTGCTTGTTACGTTCCATCTTCTCAAGATATAGTTTATCAAGAACAGCATCTGTTCCGCCTGCCGCAACAATGATGTTTGCAACAAAGTGTAGAACGTCTACCGCCTCCTTTAGAATCTCCTCGCGATCTGCATATGGCTTGTCGTGTTGCCAAGGTTTCCATGAGATTGCCTGACGCATCTCAGCAAGCTCGTCATCAATGGCCAGCATATTCCAGCGCATGTACTCAACAAGACGACGTATGTTTGCGTCCTTGTCACCTGACATCTCCTCAAAGTCGATGTAGTACACCTTTGTCTGTAGATCCTTGGTGCGGTTAATCCAGTTGTTAAACAGTATTCCCATAACTATCCTTTCTTTGCGTATAGATCAAGTGCACCGTAAAGATCAACCGTCGCATCGCGACGTGACGGAATAGATGCAATGTATGCTTCCATCTGCTGTCTTGCTAGCTCAATACGTTGATCCAATGCAAGATCCTCGATATGAGATGCAAGGTATGTCCATGACTCACCGAGAGCACTGCTCTCACGCCAGTCGGTAACAACTGGAGTACATGCGTTCATTGACTGAATAAGTCGCTATGTCCACCATGTTCCACCAGTTTGATGCGGGCTAATGAGCGAGCCAATGCCCGCTGAGATCTGTGCAAGTACCTGATTATCAGTCCAACCCTTGTGCCATTTCATTGGAACTGACGTGTAGCGCAGAATTGATGTTTGATTTTTTGTCCAGGTTGTGTTGTAGTTTTCAACTACCCACTTGTCGCGCTTTTCTACCTCAAGCTGATCTTGCTGTGTAAGTAGATACGAGTCAAAGTTTACTGGCATAAGCGTCTCTGCAACACCCGCAGGAAGCTGCGAGATAACCTTACCTGTTCCAGCCCAAGGAAGAGATGGATAGAGTGTGGTTGGCCACTTCTCATTGAGTAGATACGACACGACATCAAGTAAGTTTTGCGCCATTCCTGGAACAGACGCAAGCGCATAACCCTGACGATACGAGTAAAATGTCTTTGTCAAATTGTCTGGTGTCTTCATGATTGCGCGTAGGCTTGCGGTAATACGCGTAGGCTCAGGTGCGTCAATAAACAACTTTAGCTTATCAGACTCAAGCAGCAGATCAATTAGATTTAATGCGCCGTACACACGGTTTGCACTTAAACTTGTTAGAGGACTTAGTCCAACAAGAACTGCGTCATATTGATCAAGGTCATTTATGTTCCAGGATAACTCTGGATCATCTTGTGTGACCGTGTGACCATTTTGCTCGAGCACATGACGTATGACTCCGGCAAAAGATAGCGAGCGCTTGTTGGTATCGCTTGACGCATGAGGAGCGCTCATGCCTGTGATAAGAACGTGACTCATGCTCTTGTCCCATCTGCGTTGCGTGCAAGACCTTTGTCCTGTTGTACTGCACGCTCAATGATACGGTTACAGTGATCAACGAACGTCGAGTACTCAGGAATGTATGGAGCCAACGCTTCACGTTGCGCCTGCGCTGCCTCAATAAGTGCAGAGTCACTCATCTTTTCCACGTCCTCGATCTTTAACTTATATGGTGCACCAAGCGGGTCACCTTCGCCTTTGTCCGTAACAAGAATAGATCCAACGTGCGCTGCGTAAAGAAAACGACTACGCCACCAGCCAGATCCAGCGTGCGGATACGGTGGAGAAAGAATTCCCCAATGCTGGTTGTAAAACTCCAATACGTCAAGCTCTGTTGCAAATCTTTGTCCGCCAAGTTTGCGGATTAACTTACGACTGCCAACAATTTCAACTGGCCACGTAAGATTTTTCTTTTCTAGCCAGGTATCATGTGGCATAAGTGCACCAAGTACCCACGCGCGCTTCTTTAGCTCTGGCATCTTTTCAACTACTGGTTGTAACGTAGGAACGATAGTTGATGTTGGATCTAGCGCCTCAATAGGACCAAGTTCCTTTGGCATGCGCTTACGCACGATAGATCTGTCGCCAAACGAGTACATTGGACACACTGGAACCATACCTTGTGACCAACGCTCTGCTATAAGATCATCAGCAGCTGCAACAAGTCTTTTCTCCCAGGGCTGAATGTTTTCGTCCGTATCCATCATGTAGTAACGTTCGATGTAGCACTTCTTTGCCGCGTCTGGGTTTACTTCACGTATTCTTTCAAGCGCAGCCTCAATGTCCGCGCGACTAAAATACGTTGCGCCTTCGTCACCGCGATGTTCAGTTCCAACAAGCAGATGCTTGTACAACATCTCAGGTTTGCGAATAAGTGCACGAGCTCCGTTGAATACGGTGTTCGTTTGCCAATCATCAAAAAATCCAACCGCAGGTAATCCTGAGGATAAAGTGTAAAGTGCACCCATTGCGCCTTGTCGTCCATTAAGCGAGTTCAACGGAGCAAGGTTAACCCAAGCAACATCGTATGAAGACAAGTCCTCGCCTGGCGTTACTTTGCGCCAGTCAACTTCGTGGCCTGATTCTCTAAGTGCTTGAACTACTGAAGCAGGCACGTCGATTTTTTGTATTGTTCTTTTATCTGTGTTTATTTGAAGGGCAGTAAAGCCAGTAACCAGTACTTTCATCTTAGTCTCTATACCTTTTCACGTAGTCAACGGCTGCCTGTAGTTTTGCTAAATCGTCTTGAAAATATCCAAGTCCGATATTGCACCTTCTGCAAAGCACTGCACGTATTTTTCCTGTCTGGTGGTCATGGTCAAGCACAGTTGTAGTTTTGTTAAGTTCTGTAAAACATAGCCCACATTTATTTTCTTGCTGAGACAAAAGAAGTTCTCTTTTTGCCACCCATTGTTCTGTTTTTGGAAGTAGTTCAATTCTTGGCTGAGACTGTCGTTTTATTCTTCGAACTTCTGTCCAGTTCGCAGTCTTACATTGTGGAGTGCAGTATTTGCTATTTGCATGATACGCGGGAAACTGTTCTCCGCATCTTCTACAACTAGTAAACACTTCTCCAGCAGCGCGTCGTTGCATCACTTTGTAAGGTCCAGGCCTTGACTGTGACATTTGTCTACTTCTTTCTGTAAAGTCTTGCTGCCTATAGTACTAGGTACTACAGGCAGCAAGCTACTTAAGCTTCTAAAACGGAGAAGCTGGAGGGGCTACCGGTGCGGCTGCTGCTACTGAAGCGGCTGCCGGTGCGGGAGCTGGAGCGGGTGCTGGTGCCGGAGCTGCTGCTGGTGCAGGTGCGGCGGCAGTTGCAGGTGCTGCAACTGGCGATGCAAAGTACATCTTAATTTCGTTCTTCTTTGTTCCCTGCCAGGTACGTGATCCTACCTGTGCACGGAATGAACGTCCCTTCAACGCTGCTTCAATTTGAGCATTGGAAGGATTAGATGAGAAGAACTCGCTGCCGAGACCGAGAGCTGCCATCTTGCGGAAGAACATACCAAGCGCCGCAGCGCTGTCTGGTGTAACAACAAGGTTATCCCAGATAAGTCTTTTGGCGTGAGGTCCATTTTGTACCTGTGCCTTGAT